TGCTATTCAGATAAGTGAAATTTTTGAGGATAATCCGAGGATTAAGGTCTTAAAGGATCTAGGTTGGTTTTCAGAAGATGAAGAAATTCGTCCACCAATCATATATCTTCCTATCTATAAAGATTGGATAACAAAAGAGGTATTTGATATAAAAGACAATTCTTTAATTAGAATACATTATTTTGGTCAATCATCTCCTTCAGAGTTCAGAATTATGGAAAAGAAGATGGATTCAGTCTATGGGGTATACTGGGTTTGCAAATTAGCTCCTGAAAGATTGGATAATTTCTACATGGTAACTCAAGATGGTACACATTACCTCAAGAGGAGTGAGACTAGAAGTGATAAATGTGAACATGAGAAGAATGATACCAAAGAAGATGAAAGAGTATTCAATCATGGAGATTATGAAAAGTATGTAGAAAATGAAGGTGATGATTATTCATCACTCGTGATGAGGAGGTAATAAGTAGATGTCTAAATTTTCAAAAGGCAATATGAGTCTTATCTTAGAAGGACTTCATATCAATCGAGTACAGGAAGATTACTCAGACCTGTTTGAATCTTTGAGAGAAGATATTCCTTATGATGAAATGGAAACCACTTATGAATCATTCTTTGAGGTAGAACCTGTTGATGAGGCTAAGACAGTAACCTTTGCAAACAGTACCTATCCTAAAGAGAACTGGGCAGTCATAATGGCCGGTGGTTCTGGGTTGACGGTATCTTTTGCATAGTAAAAGATACTTGAAAGATTTATAAAATCCTTCAAACTGGCTCAGGTTAAAGAGTGTGAATTGTCGGGAACATCTGTTGGGTCTTAACTACCAAGTATATGCAGTAATGTGTATATGGCGAAGAGTAATGTCCTAGGTATGGTAAGTAAGGTTAAGACTTGGATAAATCCGCAGCCAAGATTCCTACAAGGAAGGAATAAGGTTCAGAGACTATCGAAAGCTATAAATCCATAAGAGCTTGAGAGGCTGGGTTGAAAATAAGGCAGGATGAGATTCCTGCACGAAGCAAGTAGAGTAGGGGTAGTGTAAAAGACTACAGGGTACAGAGTTCTGTATCACCAAAGTGCACTCCATTTATGATCCGAATTAACCACTCGGGGAGATGAAGATATAGTCCATCTAATGCAGGTAAAGGATATGTTATATCTCATAAGGTAGCTATTGACGCTAAGATTATAGACGTTGATGAACTGAAAGTCCTATACACAAAAGCAGCAGGTAAGAACAATAGCAAGATTAAAGATGATAGAAAATATGACTTCAAGAATCCTGATGATGTAGGCGCTCTGCATGATATTGTGGATAAGAAGCAGTATAAAGAGAAAATGGAAGATAACTTCTTTGCATCTCATAGTGATGGTCATAGACCAAATATTATTTATGATATCACAGGTTCAAAGGCTGATAAGCTTCGTAACCTTGGAAAGATGCTTAAGGGTATGGGATATAAAGTATCTCTTGTATGGGTATTAACCAATCGTCAGGTAGCACTTATGAGAAATATGTGCAGAGCTAGAGTAGTGCCACAGGATATCTTCCATGATACTCATAACAAGGTAAACAAGAACGTGTTTCCATTCCTACAGAGCTCAGATGCTAAGTACTATGATGAGGCATGGGTTGTGTTCAATAGTCCGGATTCTTTGAAGGAGTTATCACCTGAGGAGAAGAAGGAATTTGATAAGATGAGTGTTGTCAAATTCGCTAAGAATGGTGATTCATTTATCATTCCTGAGGATGTTATGGAGAGGGTTATGCAGACGCTCGGTCCAGATGAAGTTGACCCTAAAGACCCTAAGGTTTACAAGTCTTTCTCAGAGATAGAATCTACTCCAGATATCTTTGATAAGGCGAAAAAGGGTAAAGCCGGTCTTTTACAATAAGGAGGTCTTTATATGGCTTCTAAAACTTCTAAAGTACCAAAATCTGTAATTCAGATGAAGAATATTGGTGGCATACTCATTACAGTGACAGGGTACACATATAGTCCAGGTAAGAACTCATTAAGAAAACAGATGTCAGCTGACTCCTATAAGGATTTTCAGATTTATATGGCAGAGCAGCTTTTAGGTGAGTTTGTTAGGGCTATAGATACTCAGAGGTATAAGAGTGGCTCAAAGGCATGGAAGCTTTTGAGCCTTAAATATAAAACATGGAAAAAGACACATAATCTTAGCTTGAATATCTGGGAGGCTACAGGACACATGAAGGATTCTCTGAAGATATTCAAAAAGGGCAATATGATAGCAGTAGGGTTCAAGCAGACAGACATATATCCTAAATCCTATGCAAAGGTGAATCAGATAGCTAGGTATTTGGAGTATGGGGGTAATAAGAATCCAAATAGACCTCCATCACGTCCGTTATTCAGACCTATTGTTGAATACTGTCGTAAGAATGTGAGCAGATATTATAAGAAGTATCAAAAGGAATTGAAAGCTTCAAAGAAACAGTTCCTATATCTATAAAGTATTAAGGAGGAGATATATGTCGATTCAAAGTATGATATTGGAGGGATTGGAAAAATCGAGAGTTATTTCAGAGGGTTCTTATGAAGATACTCCTGTAAGCTCTAAATCTAGAGAGATGCAGAAGGTCATCTCGGATGTGCTAAATAAGAAGTACCTTCCTATGTTTAAAGACCTCAATGCAGAGAGTGTAGGTGCAGAGGTGTATGTGCATGATGACTCTGATAGCATGGTAGACGATGCCATCTATGAGATAACTTTATATATTGCTTTTGATGTACGTTCAAAGGTAGACAACAAAGAGGTAGAGAAGATAATTGCTAAGAATCTAAGAAACTATCCTAAGTTCCAGTATGATAGAGGTTCTAAGCAGTACTATGCAACCATAGATGATTACTATGGAATTATTGATTTGATTGATACTCTTGAAAAAGATGGATGTAGGATTCGTAACCTGTACTCAATTGTATCAGCCTCTGATATTGAGAGCAAGATAGACGCTCAAAATAAAGAGTGGCAGGCTGAAAAAGATGAGATGAATAGAGAGTACAACCGTAGCAGAATGTGAGGAGGTTGAGATATGAGCAGCCTACTTAATTATGATTCAGCAGTATTTGATAAAATCCATGCTTTATATGATGAAGTGTTTTTCGGAGCACCTGAGGAGATTTTTAAGGTAAATGCTAGAGCCCATAAAGGGAAGATAATCATGCCCTTTATAGGACTATGGAGGATGCCAGACTTCAATATTAACAGGGATTTATACAATGATTCCTATGTGAGAAGAGGTCCAGTAAGAAGTACAATGGGAAAGAATCCTAGCTTGGAGTATCCCAATAAGAAAGTAGCAATGCAAGGTGTTCCTGTATCACTTCAATATCAGCTTGATGTATATGCTATGAAGCGTGATGTGTGTGATGGTTTAGCTGCTGAACTTGTGTTAGAGATGTGTCAGAATCCTTGGGTAAATGTTTTTCAAAAAGATATGGGAGAAGATTTCGTACAGGGATTCAACATTGATGTGGATGATAACATATCAGATAATACATCAATCTCAGAGTTTGATGAGACCAACAGATTCTACCGATTAACATTAACTTTGAATATGCCGTCAGCTGTTATATATAAGATTAGCGACATTCAACAACCTATAGAGAAAATCGAGGTTGCTTTCGATATAGAGGATATTTGAGGGCAATAAGAGAATGGAAATCTATTATAGTATAAATTTTGTAAAGGAGGAATAAAGATGGCAGAGATGTTATCCCCTGGCGTATACGTTTCGGAGATAGATTATAGCGAGTATGTCTCTGAATCTTCTACCTGCATTATAGGCATGGTAGGTGGTGCAAGAAGGGGTCCTATAGGGGTTCCTACTTTAGTGACTACTCAGGCACAGATGGTAAGCCTTTTTGGTAAGCCTATTGAGGGTGACTATGGTGTATATTCAGCCCTTGCAGCTTTAACAAAAGCTTCTCAGCTTTATTACACTCGTGTTGTAAGAGGTGGTATCAAAGCTTCTGCGGGTGTGTTAGGAACAAATAAAGTATTATACAAAGCAAAAGAATCAGGTGATACATACAACGGATTACAGATTTCTCAGTCAGCATTATCTGATGAGGTATTTAAGGTTATAGTAAAGAGTACTAAAGGTGAGGAATTAGAGAGTTTTGACAATCTAAGCCTTTCAGGAACTAGCTCTAATTATGTAGAGTCTATCATCAATGGTAACTCTAATTATATTACTGCTAGTGTACAGTATTCTGGAACCATTAAAGAGATGGATTTCACTCTTGAGGGAGGTTCAGGCTCAGGCTCTTATGCAAGAGCAGGTGTTGAGGGTAAGGACAAGCTTACATTCCGTTCTAAGTACTATGATTCTGATTTGAATG